AACTGCCGCATCTACCCGATGAGTTCTGACGTTCTGAACGTTCCAAACGCAACGGCATCGACCACTGTGTACTATCCGGGTGAGAACACGGCTATTACCGATTCGCAGCTTACCTTTGCACAGGTCAACTTGGTTGCTAAGAAGCCATCGGTTCTTACTCAGGTTTCTAAAGAGTTGGCTGAAGACTCCATCATTGACTTTGGCGCAACCCTTGCCCGTGACATGGCTTATGTCTTGGCTAAGGAAGAAGACCGCGTTGTTTTCAACAACGCAGTAGACTCCACGAGCGGCCTCGATGGCATCCTTTATGCTATCTACAGCAGCAACGCCACCAAGGCTAACATCGCATCCTTGCAGGTCTTCACGACTGGGCAGACGATTACCTACTCACCGACCCTTGCCAACCTTAAGGGCATGGTCGCAAAGCTCCCGACATACGCCGCAAATGCAAAGTGGTTTATGCACCGCGAGATTTGGTACAACGCCATTGCACCACTGCTCGACGCTTTGGGCGGGAACAGCATCATGGACATCCAGAATGCATACGGCCCTACGCCTATGCTTTATGGCTATCCAGTGGTCTTTGTGCAGAATATGCAGAAGACTCTTGCAGCATCCACGCCTTACATCTTGCTTGGTGACCTGAGCATGGGTACCGCGTTTGGTGACCGCCGAACCGTTACGATTGAGGTTTCGGATCAGCGTTACTTTGTTGAGGACGCGCTTGCATTCAAAGCCACGGAGCGATTCGCTTTCAAGGCGTTCGACATCGGTAACGTTGATGCAACAGCAGCCAACCGCGTACCGGGTTCGCTCATCGTCGGAGCATCCGCAGCTACATAAGGCTAGCGGTTCACAGCCTAAGACCCTCGGCAGACGTGCTGGGGGTTTTTCTTTGTGTGGGATACTTACACCATGATGACCAGAGCCGAGGCGATTGCACAGGTAAGCCTTTTTGTGTCTGCCCAAAGTTACCCGCAGATGTCCACTACGGACATCGGTTCCATCTTGGATTCTTTCTCCCGCTTCACCACTTGGACAGCGGCAACGGTCTATGCTGTCGGTGACCGTGTGGTTCCTACAACGCCCAACGGCAGGGTTTACGAATGCAGGGTAGCCGGTACCTCTGGTGCTACACAACCAGAGTTCCCTGCCTATCCGCCGTATCAGTTCAAGGGCTGGGAAGTAGACGAAGGCACAAGCGACCCTAACCTAACTTGGGTTGATGCTGGCCCGATCAATGTAGAAAGATACGATGTCAGGACGGCAACCCGGCAAGCGTGGCTAATCAAGGCATCACGGGTAGCGGCAGACATCGATGCCAAGGAAGGCACAAGCGATGTGAAGCTTTCCCAGTTGATGCAAAACTGCTTGACCATGGCAGACAAGTTTAGACCGGTGGTGTTCGCATGAGTCCTATCCTCCGCTCAACCATCCAAGCCGGCATGGTGCGTAACCTTTGCCAAGACCGTGTAGAGGTTCACCGCTTCACACTGACCGAAGATGGCAGAGGCGGTGCTACTGAGACTTGGCGTAAGGTTGCCGAGTACCCTGCACGGGTTACCAACCAATCAGACACAGAATCGATTGTTGGTGGAGCGATAGCATCATCAGCGCAATGGACACTCATTGTGGCCGTTGCAGCTGATGTGATGCCTCAAGACCGGGTCTACCTTGTCGGTGATGATTCCCGATACTTTGATGTCATCGGTACTGACTTTGGACAGACAGAATTACTAGTACAGCACTGCGGTTTGGTGGAGCGTGTAGCATGACGGCTGAGATGTGGATTCAGGTAGGCATACAGGTTATGACCACCGTAATAAGCATTGGCACTGCATGGGTTGCCATACAGGTTAGGTTGACACGCCTAGAGACTCAGGTGGCACACATCGTCAATACACTTGATGGACAACAGCAGGAAGTCCGCAGGATAGAACAACGCCTTGGTAAACTCGAAAACAAGGTCAGCGCACTGGAGGCGGTAATACAAAGATGAACGGAATAAGTATCAGTAGGCTGGTCGTGGTTGTCTTGATCGCCTTTGTCGCGTCCTTTAGCACGGTCTTTGGTGATGGCATCCGCACAGCTGAAGCCAAGGACATTGCCGAGCTTGGTGCAGTGATGGCGGTATACGGCGGCAAGGCTGTAGCGGCTGGTGTCACTGCTGCGATGTCTGCTGCGCTGGGCTTCTTGACGATGCCGTTCAAGGGGACGAATCCGAACAGCCTGAAGGTGGGCAAATGATACCTGTCAACCTTATGAACTACCGAGCGGAGCGTACCGCTGATGGCACTGATTGGATTTTGTACGGGGACATCACCGACAACAATAATCAGGTGCTGGCATCATTTGGCCCTGATGGAACATCGCTCAATCAATGGTGGGTGCAACAAGATAGCGCATTCCAACAGACTTATGTTGACCTGTTTGCAGGGATTATGGCATCTGAAATCGTGAATGGGACTGCCGAATAATGGCTACATACTACGTTAGAACAGACGGGAATAATAGCAACGCTGGGACTGGGTCAGGCACTGGTGATGCTTGGGCTACAGTGGCTCATGCTCTTGGTGGTACTGGTACAGCAAGCGGTGTGACAGGTGGCGACACCATCTATATTGCACCTGGCAAATATGCTGGTCTTACAATCGCTGTTGCACCGTCAAGTCTACTTAATGTTATCGGTGACCCGTCTGCAGCGCAGTTCGGTTACACGATAGCACCGGGGCCTGTTCATATTAGCAATGTACCAGATAGAGTTTCTGGAGCCTATTCTCAAGCAATAATAGCAACGAGTAAAGATTATATAAACCTAAAAAATCTGGTTATCGGAGGAATCATTACTAGTGATTGCCATAACTGGATTATTGATTCATGTCATAGTTACATCGCAAGTAGCATTAACTTTGCTTTAAATATGACTTTTACAGCAAATGTCAACGCCAACACAGTTATAAAAAATTCAACATTTTATATTGGCGGCTATAACGCGGCACCAATCGCTATTACATTTGGTACTCATTCAACAACATATACAAGCTCATTTAAGATTGACAATGTTAGCCTTATTGCTAATCAAAGTAATGGCGATATTTTCATCACTTGTGCAAATGCAACAGGTATTGTTTTGTCAAACATTTATGCATTGAAGTCTATTTCTATAACAGGCACTGTTGCAAATCAAGCCAAAATTATCAACTCAATAATAAGCGTTCTTACTGGTTCAGTAGGTGGGAATCTTGTTGAGGATTACAATATATTTACAGCGCGCCAAGGTGGAAATAGAACAAATGTGTCAGCAGGACTCAACTCAGTTGTAGTAAACGCACCATTGATTTATGGTGACACGATGGCTCAGACAGGCGCAGGGGCAAATTCAGCATTTCAACCCGCACCTACTGTTTTCAACCAACTTATTGGATACGGGACGACAACAGACGCACCATCTACCGATTTCTTTGGCAACTCATACGGAACACCAATGACCATTGGTATTGCTAAATCTGCAACGCTTACGGGCGCAGGTGTTTATTCAGCAACCGAGCGCAACGCCTCTACCATCACAATCGCCCCCGGCTCAACATCCCAATCCATTGAACTGTATCTAGGAACTACAGGTCTTTTAGCCTCCACATCTGGTCTGTCAGCTCGCTACAACCGGACACGCACAGCATCAGTAAGCATCCCGCTGGTAGCCCGTACAATCGCGCAGGCGTGGACAGCAGGCGGCTTTGCTGAGGTAGACGCAACCAATATGCCGGGCGTGTATCGCATCGACTTGCCCGATGCGGCACTGGCTGCTGGTGCTGATGACGTTACTATCGTGGTACGTGGTGCATCTGGTACTAACGGTGCGGTAATGACAGTCAAGTTGTCCTCTGGTGGCTTGACGGAAGCGCAGACGGCGGCGGCTGTATGGGGTGCAAGCCCAGCAGGCTACAACGATGGCACAACATTCGGTGGTGTTGTCAACACTATTGCAACTGTGGCTAATGATATTGAGGGAGAAGTGCAAGATGTACCGGGCAATGTCTGGGATCAGCTTAGAACCAACCACACCACGGCAGGCACATTCGGTGAGTATGTCAATGCCGAACTCGTAACCCCGGTAACGTCTGCCGCTCTGGTACGCATGGGGCCTTATGAGGTCAAGGCAGACGGCTTGGGAGCAAGTGACCCGCTAGACATCCAGAAGGGCGCACAGCATGGCGTAGACATCCAGTGTGTAGATGCCTTTGGTAGCGGGATAGACATCACGAGTGCAACGGTAACCGCTAAGGTCTACAACTCTGGTGCTACC